GTCTATCTGAAAAATAACATCAAACTTTTTTCGCCTATCACTCCTGTAGTATTCGAGGCCACTTTTTGAAAGAACCTCGCCTTCTTCTAAAGGGTCGTCCCCATTAGGGCCAAAAACCTTGTTAATGGCTATTTTTTTGTCTTTATTGGTATCATCTGCATTAACGACTAAATTACCTGCCTTGTCACGGAGGCTTTTTAGGCCTCCAAGGCTTTGCAACTCTCGCGTAAGTTTTTGACCATTGACTCGCAAGGTTCTCAAACCAGGCTCTTGTGTTTCAAGCTTCAACGGATCAGAGTCGTCAGCAACCTCAACATTTGCTGCCAGCAAATGTGCGCCAGTAATTACGCGCCCATAGATCACAGGAATCGTCGCACCCGTCCCAACGGTGTTGGCAGGACCAGTGAACGCATAAGACTGCAGTCCTGATCCTCCACGAGTAATACCTTCAGGGCCTTCACCTCTAACGTTTGTACCTTTACCTCTGATTCTGTCAGCCCCAGCGTTTGCAAGTTCTGGCTGGGGCGACAAAAGCTGTGCTGTGCCACCAAGAATCAAACTTGCGCCGATTGAGCCGATTACGCTTGAAGCTGCTGATCCAAGCGTAAAACCTGTAGCAGCTGTAATCGCGCCCGAACCGCCTATGCCTAGGAAACCTCCGGCGGCCGGCGCGAAGACAATTGCAGCAGCAACCAAGCCAACGCCAGCCAAAATTTGGCCGATTGGTTCGTCACCACCGCTGCCTGTAATAACAGGCACAACCATCAACGGCTTGCTGCCAAATGGCAAGTGCAGCTCGTCATATGCCATCGACGCACCGCCTTGGATCACCTTATATCCAATACCGTTATGGTGCGCCTCAATCAACTCCTGCCTCAACTTGGGATAGTTGAAACACAACAGCTTGATCGCGTCAGCTGGTGTCCGCAGGTTGTAGTACTCGTGCTGCTTGCCGTACTTCTCGCCAAGCTCACCTGCCAGCAGGACAAGTTGCATGACGGTAAACAGCTGCAGTCCTCTGCCAATAGTACCGCCGTAAAGGCTCTACCGCACTTATGCCATTCATCCGTTGGTGCAAAATCCTGTCCCTGCCGACATAAATTGCTGCGTGCATCGGGGTTTTCGTCCCAAGCTTCATGATCAACACATCATGCGGCTTGCGATCTTCAAACGGAACACGCTCAAACCCTACAGCCTTCGCATGTTTAAGGAATATGCTCTCCGTCCGCTCCAGTGACTCTGGCCTTGGAAAGTCTGGTATCTCAATGCCCAGCAACTGGTAGTAATCCCGCAGCAACGAAAAACAGTCTTGTTTGCCGTATTCCCATTGCCGCCCCATCAAGGGTCGATAGTCAACCATTGCTTATTCGGCACTGAGTAAACGTACCAAGGCAGCTTGGTTTGGCTACAAGCTTTGCGATCACAATCGCTAACGGGCGTGCCCTGCGGATGGGAATGAACAACAGCCTGTATCGCTCCAGCAAGCATTGCTCGTGCATAATCCACTGGATTGATCACAAAAGTGTTTTCTGGGTCGGCTGCAATGTTGCGGCATGGAAAGTAACTGCCGTTGACCACTAAGCCTGCAGACTCTTTTGGGTGTTCTTGGTCTGCATGTCGTACAGCCTCAGGCTTGAAGTCTTGCGCCATAGAACCCACCAAAAGGCAACTCTGCATTCTGCCCAAACCTGGCCTGGCAACTAGAAACACGCTTGCCGCAAATGTCGTTCGTCACAACGCCGTTAACAATAACTTTGTCGCTTTCAGGGATAGGAATGTCGTCGACTGTAAAACAAGAATCACCGCTGTAACCACACTCTGTCTGTCTGTATTTCCAAGGACAAAATTCCTCAACAGTGCGACGAGGCAACGCAACGTTTGTCAGATCAAGCTTAGGGGCCAGTTCAAACTCAACAAACTGCTGATTTTCTGACGCGATCCTGTCGATGTACCACGTTTCAACGATCTTGGCGTCAGGGTCAGCCGTGTCGTTAAAGGTCTCCATGATAAAACTGTCGGAGCCTTCAGTAACTAACACGTCCTCAACGTCTTGATCCGGCGCAAACAATGAGCCTGCACTGAAGTTGGTTGTATCAATGAACTTGGCAAACGTGCGGATGCGTCTGACTTTTGCAGCCAAAGGCTCATACAGCGCAATTATGTCGCTGATTGCATTGTTGACGTTGGCAACACGCATCGTGGGTCGTGGCAGCGTACCCTTTGCTGAAAACTCAAAACCATCAATTTCAACAGGCACAGCAGAATAAGTATTGCCGTTAAACTTCAAATCTTCTGTCAGTCCATTTTTGCCTGCGTGATAAAGCAGCGTGAGATTGACATTGTTAACGGCTTCTGTTAGCTCGACTTCAAACAGATCGATAATTGCTGAAGGCGCTAGCTTCAGCAGTTCTTCGGCTAGAGGCTCAAACGCTTCCCAAGTGCAGGTGCCGTCAACCAGCGTTTGTGTAATTTTGAACGGGAAGGCAGGCTCTAAATTTGGAAAACCTGCGTAAGCGTCTGCAGTGTCAGTCGTGCCAGCAACAATACACTTAAATGCAAGCGTGTTTCCTGAGGCTGGCTTTGCGCGAACAACATCGCCAACCAGAAACGCTGTTTCGGCAGTCCACTTATGCAGCTCGTATGGATAAGCCATCAGGTCTCAAAAACTTGCACGAAAGTTGCACTGATCTCTGCACGATCCACAAACGGAACCGTCTTGGTCCATTCTTGACAAAGAAACTTGCTGCTGCTTGCTTCGCCTGGCGGTGTGTAATCAAAACTTTCAACACCACCCCGAGCGTCCAAGAATGCTTCGATCGTGTCTGATTCAGACTCGGACACCCTAAAAGTCAGGCTGTAGACCTTCGGGTTGGTATTGATTCCAAACGTCGCACGCTGGCTGTAACCACTACCAAAGGCAATGGAACGCACCCTTGGGGCGCTTTGCTTGGTCATCCCTGGTGCGGGATCGAAGTCGGGGAAAGTAGCCATCAGCGTGCCAGCAAGCCTCCAGGTCGTTGCTGTTTTACCAATTCTGCCTGAACTGCCGCTCCAATCAATCCACCAAGCTGCTTAGCTGATCCATTATCACCAGAAGCCGAGGTACCCTTAGCGTCAACATTGACTACGACGTTGGTCGCTCCACCAAGCTGACCGTTTGGAACGATAGTGCCGGATGTACTGGGCACGAACAACTCAGGGCCACGCTCACCAACAAGTGCAGCCTTGCCAACTGGGGGCCGCCCACCACTTGCAAAAGCTCCTGAAAAATCTAGGCCGCTAGTCAATACAGCAGGAGACTGAAAGCCACCGCCACCACCGCCCAAACCGAGCGCACTTAAAATCATTCCGCCAATACCACCAGAACCTGATGGTGCCATGATTGCTGTCTGAAACATTTGACGAGCAACCTGTTTCAACACGTCACTTGCAACCTGCCCCAAGGTTTTTGTCCCATCAATCATCCCTTCAATTCCACTCAGAATCTCGTTATTGATAGTGTTGGCCAAAGATTGAAATTCTTGGCTTAATTGTTTGGCGAACGGTGCCATCTCCTGCATCTCAGCAGTCACTTGGCTGAGAGCATCAAACTGATCTCGCATGTGGCCGCTTATAGCCTCATTTCTTTCAATCCTCAGGGCATCAAGTTTATTGGCTAAAGCTTTTTCTAAATTAGTTTTCACCTCATCTGACAAAGCTTTTGAGATTAACGAACCGTACTCTTGCTGCAATGCTTGTCTTTTTAAGTCGAACTTAAGGTCGATCTTTGAAAGGTCACTGCTTTCTTTCAATATGGCAAGTTCACCTTCTGACATCATAAGCCTTTTTTCAGCAATTTCTTGCTGTCTTTGCATAATTTTGAGGCGCCTCAGCTCTTCCTTAGAAGGCTTGTCTTTTACTTTAAATCGGCCTGGGGCTCTATCAACCATGTCCATAAAATTAGCCGGCAAATTAGCGGCTTTGACGTCAAGTGTTTTTAAACCTTGCTGCAATCGTTCAACAAAAACTGTTCTAAATTCTTCGCCAGTTACTTTTGCCACATTGGCCGCTTGCTGCCTCATTTTATTGACAAATGCTGCGCCGCCAATCGGCTCAAATAATTCTTCTAAACCTCTTTCGCCAGGAACAATTCGACCTCTTTCTAAAATTTCTCTAGCAGCGTCAGCAGCGGTTTCTGTGTTAATTGAAATTAAATCGTTGATTGCACCAAGCCCTCCACCAATATCTCCGCCAATAACTTTGATCAGAGGTCCGAGAGTTCTAAGAAGGTCTGCCAGCTCCCTAAATGACCTTGCCATTTCTGGAATGATGGCTTCCGTAAGAGCGACCTGAACGTCTTCAGTGGCATTTTGAAAGTCCTTAATCGCAGCAGCCGGCCCCTTAAGTGCCTCCTCTAACTGACCAGCCCCTTCGCGCTCAACACGCTGCAATGCGGCAATAACAATTTCACTTGTAATTTGTCCTTCTTCGCCAAACTTTTTAAGGGCACCAACAGTTGCGCCCATCTCAGTTGCGATTGCCTGAGCAATCAAAGGAGCTTGCTCCAAGATCGAATTGAGTTCTTGCCCTCTTAAAACACCACTGCCAAGAGCTTGGCTCAACTGCAAGAATGCACCAGCTGATTCAGAAGCAGTAGCGCCGGCAAGAATCGTCGCAGTATTGAAGCCCGCAAATGCAGTCTCAATCGTCTGCATTGACAAGCCCATCGGCCGCAATCGTGCAATCAAACGCGAAAGCTGAACATTGGCTTCTGTTTGGCTTAAATTAAATCTGTCAGCCGCACGCCTTGCAGCTTCTTGCGCTTGCTCTGTTTCTCCAAAGGCTTGCGTCAACAATCGCAATCGACGTTCAGATTCATCACGGGCGATCCCAGCTTGAGCCGTATTTACAGCAGCAAAACCAATAGAGACCCCTCTAAGGACGGAGCCTAAACCTTTCATGCTCCTATTTAATCGTTTTGTATTTTCGTTTAGTTCATTTATTCTTACTGCGCCCTTTGTGGCTAACTGTTCAATTGCACTTAAAGATTGCCTTGCTTCAGGTCGTAATCTTTTAATCTCCCTGTGGAGTTTGGCCAAGTCAGCCTGTAACCGCTTGGTAGCAGCTGCGGCCTGGCTCGTTTGGAACTCAATTCCTACGCGAACGACCATGACGGCGCATCTGTTCCTTCGACTTTAGCGTCTACGCTTCGCCTTTTTCATCCGCTCGTCTTGCTCATCATTCAAGAGGTCAAAGTAGGCAGACCATATCAACAGCTCATCTATCGTCACCTCTTGATTCAAGCGGCTGAGCGTCAAGCCAAGTTCTTTGGCAACGCCCAGCTGGAGTCGGAGCAGATTGTCTTTCTTGATCTGCTGCTTCAGGATTTTGGGTCAACCGGCTCCTCATCTTCGCCTGAGCTAATTACAGCCAACATTAGCGCCTGCAGATCAGCGTCACGCACTTCACGTTTTAGCTCAGCGACCTCGCCCATTTGAAAGAGACGGTTGCCCATGTCATCTTGCGCTTTCAGGACCAACAGCTGAATCGCAAAGGCGTTGGCATCGTCGTTGGTTCCCTTCTGCGCCCGCTCACGCTCTGCCATCGTCAGAGGTGTGCAATAAAACTCAAACTCACTGCCGTCAGACAAAGTGACAACCTTTTTTACGGGTTGCAAATTTGCTGCTTTTTTGAGGCGATCTAAAGCTCGATTAGAAGACGGAGCCATAAAAAATCTTAGTCGCTAACAATATAGACATAAAAAAGCCCCCAACACAAGTCGGGGGCTGAGTAATGTTCTTGTTTTATCAAGAACGATCGAAGTCGAAAGTAGGAGCTTCGGTCGGACGGAAGCTGATTTCAATAGCCTGTGCATCATCAGGCGTAACCGAGAATGATGCAGAAGTGATCACAGCAGGAACCTCGATCGAGGTGCTAGCGGTGTCATCAGGCGAGCCTGAGGAAAGGGAAAGATCGGTGTAAAGCTTGAAGTTTGCACCAGCCTGCTTCCGTTGAATAACGTCTTCAATCAGACGGGTTGCAATCGTGGTGTCGTCATCGGTGAAGTACACCGTGGCGGAACCGGTGCCATCAGCAAAGCCGGTAATGAAGGTACGGAATTGGGCGTTTTGGCCAAGGGTTCCACCAATCGTGGTGGTGTCCAGCTCTTCGCGAGTCACCTCAAAAGACCATTCCCGGGCATCTCCAACCGACTGATGCTCAGCAAAGTCAATGGTGAAAGGAGTTGTACCGTCAGTGCCATCATCGGTCAACGAAAGCTCACTACCGCCTGCGGTTGCAGCGAAAGTAGCGATGCCAGTTGATGCCGTGTAAGTGCGGATAAAGACGTCGGTGCTGGCACTCAGGCCCGCAGGGAGAGTTCCGCCGGTGCCAGTGCCAAAAGACACCTTGTCGTCTACCTGAAAGTTCAGATAAGTACCGACCATGATGTTGTTGCTGCCGTTAGTCACGTTCGCGGCTTTGAACGTAGACTTGGTGCCAGCAGGCTTGTAATAGAGAGCGCCGGACGTACCGGACAAGACAGTAGCCATGACTTTGTGCGGTAGTGGCTTTTTTCGAGTCTAGCTTAGGTACGCATCGAAGCTCACGCTAACCTGCACTTGGAAAAAGGAATCTGAAAGGCCAGAAGCTATCTGTCTTGGTCCAGATGCAGCATCGAAAATCACACTGCTGACTGTTTTCCGGTCAAACAAGTCTTTGACTCTTTCTGCGATAGTGAAAGCAGCTGCAGCACCAGTTCCAACGTCGCTAAAGATATTGACCACAAGCAAGCCGGACTGACGGTTTGTCCCAGTTGTCGGGGCTTGCAGGGTGTAATAGGTGTTGTCACCAAACTCAACCTCAATGCTCAGCCATGGCGCATCAGTCGGGGGCGTAAAGGCCGTGTTTGCGTATGCGACTTGGTACGCAGGCGAATTGGCCATCTCAGTGCCAATACGGCCCTCAATGACGGCACGGACATCGTTGTAAGTGCTGGTCATACGAACCTCCTTCTGTCTCTAATGAAGTTTTCTACATCCTTCGCGACAATCTTGTCGTGATAACTCTGGATGATTGGCTTCTTAGAGCGCCATGAACCACCCCATGAAGGGGGCAAGTCTTCACCAGTGATCACCGGCACCACGTAAGGAACATTGTTGTAAACGTGGTATGTCTTGCCGAGTGTCTCCCGGGTGTAGTTAGTTCTTTGCGGAGGCAGCACAGTATTTGGATACTTGCCTTCTGGCTGAGGTTGTCCGTCTGGACTGTTTTCAGAAATCAACCAACTGGCCTTCAAACGACCAGTGTCATACGGGCTACCTTCTTTCAACTTCCTATCGGCAAGGTCAATGGCCTCATGCAGCAAATCCTCGGTCTGCCTAGTGATCTCATCAACAATTTGGTCAAAGCGAATGACACGAGTTCGAGGCATGACTAGGCCCTCAAAATCATTTCGTGAGTAATGGCCGTGTTGTCTTGGTCAATCGTGTTGACTTGAATGATCTGATATTCAACAGAGCTGATCACGACACGATCCTTTGTTGAAGGCGCAGTAGCGACATCATTAGCAGAAATGATCAGACGCTTGTCAGTCGTTTTGACAAGGTCATTGACCTCACGCGCTGTGATGGCATCGACTACGCCCTTAATAGCCGTGTCGCTAGTCGTTTCTGTCACGGTGCCGGTAGTCGTGTTGTAACTGCCCGCCGTGACATAGCGAATCGTGACGTCAGCGCCAAGCGCCTTGATCACGTTCGTTGCGACTCTGCCTAGCGAATCAGCAAGTGCCATCAGACGCGATAAGCGAGGCAGGCACCGCTGGTCAGCGTGATGCTAGTGATGATGCCCGACAGCTTGGTGTCAGCTACAAAAGTCTCACCGGCCAAGCTGTTGCCGGTTGCGTTTTGCACAGTGATTGCACTGATCACCGTGTCTTCTTTGAAATAAATCAGGCAAAACCGGCCAGTGTGCTCAGCGGTGTCTGAGATGAACTCGAAGCCGCCTTTCAGGTCTCCGTACATGGTCAGCTCCGTTTGATAGCGATGTTGCCTGGTCCACTAATTCTAAGACCCGTCAAGTA